TGTCACAGCATATTGACTGCTGCCTCAAGATGGTAAGAAGCAAGCATTTGAAGAAGGTGCTACTGCTGCTAAACTTATTTATAAAATGAGGATCGGAAAGGGCAATAAAGGTGTTACTATAGTTGATCTAGAAGTCAGGTATAAGGGAGCACTCACAGGAGAACCTCAATTCCAAGTCTTCATGTCGGTAGGTGCAGACAGTTTCTCAGAATTATATAAAAAGAAGGTCAAAGAGCGTCCTCCCGTCCGTTGGTGAGGACTATATAAAAACTGGCACAACCCCCTGTTATGGGGGTTTTTTCGTGCTATTATATAAGGGTCGAGAAAACGCCCTCAATGCCCAACAAACATCTAGAGCACCCAGAAGACGCTGTTTTCGATGGGAAGCGGGAGGTTTTATATAACCTCAAGACGATGCTGCAGGCAGAAGACAATATAAGTATCAAGTATGATGGCGCACCTGCTATCGTTTTTGGCACCCATCCTGATACTGGACGCTTCTTTGTGGGCACTAAGTCCGTCTTTAATAAAAAGAAGATCAAAATCAACTATTCATATGATGACATCTCTAGAAATCATACTGGTAACGTTGCTGATATTCTTCGCTTGTGTCTACGTCATCTTCCCCGTACTGCTGGGATTACTCAAGCTGATTGGATTGGCGTTGGTGGCAGTCGCGAGTATACCCCCAATACTATTACTTATCGTTTTGCTGGTCATATTGCTAGTGATATTATCTTAGCCCCTCACACCTCTTATGATGAAGTTACTCCAACTGCTGTCGGTCACTGCGGGCATACTCTTGCTCATACATCGAATTGCTACTTCGTCAACACCAGTCGAGCAAGACTCGGCAAGCGTCGTCAGCGTGCCCTTGCCGCTCGCATCGTTGGTCTCCTCCCCTTCATGAAGGTCCCGAAGGACAAGTATGCACGTCTTTACTTCCGCACTTATGTCAACAAATTCATTCGTGCGGGTAGTATTCCGAGTCCCGAAATGATGTATGCTGCGGTAGATGATAAATACAAATGTGATGTCAATGTTACTACCTTTATTGTATGGAATTTGATATCACAATTGAAACAGCGATTGCTTGATTCTATTATTGTCAGTGATTCGGTTGAGTGCTTCATTGAAGACCAACCAACTCAACATGAGGGATTCGTTATTGTATCTGATAGTCCCCTCAAACTTGTAGATCGCCTCACTTTTAGTAAAGCAAATTTCAATCTTAATAAAAATTGGACGAATGAAAAAGTTTAGTGCTTTCCTATCCGAAGCCCAAAAAAATCAGGCACAAAAGCAAGCCAAGGCACTAGGTTTAGTGCATCAGGGCTATGGGTATTATGGCACCCCACAGGGGGACGTTACGCACAGGTCCCGTGACGGGCAGTTGGTGCAGTTGTCTCCTGATGAAGTGAAGAAATCTGCAGCACAACAACCCGATGAAGAACCAGAAGCACAGGAGCAGGATGCTCCAATGTCAATTGCTATTACATTTGGAAGATTCAATCCTCCTACTGTCGGGCATGAGAAACTTATTAACAAAGTAGCGACTGAAGCAAAGGGTGGTGAGTATCGTATCTACCCTAGTCAGACTCAGGACGATACTAAAAATCCTTTGAGTGCTAACGAGAAGGTAGAGTATATGGCAGCAGCATATCCCAACCATGCTGAAGCGATTGTCAATTCATCTAAGTTGAGAACTATCTTTGATGTCTTGACATCCCTGAATGAGGATGGGTATACTGAGGTCAAGATCGTCGTTGGTGGCGACCGTGTAGCAGAGTTTAACTCTCTTGCTCAGAAGTACAACGGCAAACTCTATGATTTTGAAAACATTTTGGTCGTATCTGCTGGTGACAGAGACCCTGATGCTGATGACGTTTCTGGCATGTCAGCTAGTAAGATGCGTAGTGCTGCTGCAGAGGGTGATTTTGACACCTTTGCGAAGGGTATCCCCGATGCAATGGGCAAGGATGATAAGGAATCTCTTTTCAAGGCAGTTAGATCTGGCATGAAACTCAACAATGAGGAGTTTGATGACTTTACTGATGCATCTTACAACCTCCATGAGATTGCTCCTAAGTTGGATCAAAGTGCCCTCAGAGAATCATATCTTAATAAGGAGATCTTCAAGGTTGGCACCTTTGTAGAGAATCTAAACTCGGGTATTATTGGTAAGATTGTTAGTAGAGGTAGCAATCATGTCATTTATATTGATGAGCATGACACTGTATACAGAGCATGGTTGAAAGACCTAGCTGAAAGAAATATCTTGGACTTCGGATTTGACTATACCCCTGCTGGTGAGGTGGGTACAGACGCATTGACTGACTATATGGTCAAGTTGACCCCAGGTGAATTCATTAAGAAGATAAATAAAAGAAGCAAACGACAGTCTAAGGACCAATGAATTTAAGAGATCTGCCTGATATGTCCGATGCACTCAAAGAAGTGCAGGCGATTGAAGAAAAGAAAAAACTTGACCCAGTAGGCAAGGAAGACGGCGACATTGACAACGATGGTGACAAAGATTCTTCTGATTCCTATCTGTTAAATCGTCGTAAGGCAGTCAAAAAAGCAATTGCTAAAGAAGAAGTCGAGCAGGTTGATGAAGCAGATTCTTTAGCAGCAATGGCAGCTCGTCGTGAGAAGAGACTGCAAGCACAAAGAAAGAGAGAGGGCAAGACTGGCGCTGGTCATGACTTTGGTCATGATCATGGCATTTCTGATGCTGAGCGTAAGAAGAGACAAGATAAAGAATTCAAAGCATTCCTTGGTAGAAAGGAAGACTTTGACATCGTAGGTTGGGCAGAAGATGCTATCCTTGAATTGTCTGAAGAGGAAGCAATCGATAGTCTGACTGACGAAGAGTTGGTTGACATCTTCGAGACTGCTCTGCTTGAGTTGGCAGAAGGTCCTGAAGAACTAGAGGAGATGGCGACTATCCTCGAAGGTTTTGAAGTCCTTACTGAGGTAAGTGACAAGTATTATGATTCCGCTGTAAAATCATCGAAGGATGCAGCAGCAAAAATCAGTAGCGACAAGAAACCCTCCCGTGGAGAAAGACTTAAAGCGGCAGCAAAGAAAGCAGGATCCAAAGCAAAGGCAGGTCTTAAGACTGCTGGCAAGGCTGCTGCTCGTGGTGCTGGTTATGCCGTTGGCGCTGCTAAGCGTGCAGGCGCAGCAGCAAAGAAAGAGTTTGACGCAGGTCATAAGAGAGGCAAAGAAGGATCTGGTGGTGGATCTTCCAGCAGTGGTGAATCCTCTGGTGGCGGTAGCACCTCTTCCTCCTCTTCCTCAGGAGGTGGAGAGAAGAAGAAAGGTGGTGGTCTCCTTAGAAAGGTTGGTAGACTAGCAGGTAAAGCAATCAAGAAAGGTGTCGGTAAGACTGCTCGTCTAGTATCCAAGGGCAGCAATGCTCTCGCTAAGCGTCTTGGTGAAGACTATGAGCATATCGATCACCTAGTTGAGTCTGGTCTTTTCTCTCTGGATGAGATCTCTAATGTCATCGAAGAGCGTTACAAGGGTAAGCACGGTCAGACTGATAAGCAGTATGCTGACTCCCGCTCTCAAGGTGGTAAGATGGTTTCTGGTGACTCCAAGATGAGTGGTGCTGAATACACCCATGGTCGCAGAGTCAAGGCAGCAAACCCTGGTATGCAACCTGATGTAGGTGGCAAGACCAAACCCAAGTCCCAAGGTAAAATGGACAAGGGCACCAAAGCAGACCTGATGTATCGCAAGGCAAACCTCAAGAAAGAGGAAGTCGAAATCGAAGAAGGCGTACGCGACCTGGATCCTGAGAAGGGCACTGCTGAGCGTAAGGCAAAACTTGAGAAGAAGCGTGGTATGAAACTGGACGATCATCCTCAATATAAGAAGGAAGAGCGTGCAGCAACTCGCGAGCAGGAGATTATGGAAGGTCTACTCAAGCGTGCAGCAGACAAAGCAATGGATGCTGCTAAGGCTGTAAAAAAGTCGATTGATCAAGAGAAAAAATTCCAAAGTGCTAGTGGCGAATCTCTTGATCGTATGAAAAGAATGACTCGCCACAAGCAAGATAAGTATGGTCCCTCCACACTTAAGCAACGTCTTAAGACTGGCGCTGATCATAATACTGATAATGAGAAAAAAGCAAAGGAGGGCAAGTGATGTTATCTTTTAAGGAGTTATCCGAAAAGAAAACCAAGGTTACCATTAACCCCAAACTAGACGATCTAAAAGAAAAAGCAAAACTCAGCGATCACGGTGAAGACTGTGATTGCATGAAGTGTGATAAGAAGCGTCGTGGGGATGATGTAAATGATGGTCCCGACGTTGCAAATGAATCGGCAGTGCCTGGCAAACCAGCTGAGAAACTTAAGACCGATCGTAACATGTTCTCTATTCCTAAGGATGAGAGAGCAGCAGCTGCTGAGCGCCTCAAGGCAAAGGCAGCAGCAAAACGCAAAGCAAACCTAAAAAAGGAAGAAGCCTATGTCAGTCAAGAAGAAGTTTCAGAAGAAAGCGATCAAAGCATCGAAAAAGAAGAAACTTCTAGCTTGCTGAAATTTGAGGACTTTGTATCTGCCCTGAATGATCTCAATGAGGGTAGAGCAGAGGACGCAAAAAAGTCTCTTGACGCTGTAAAGAAGCGTCAAGGTGTGCTTGATGCACATGAGAAAAAGACTGGCAAGAAACTTGACATTACCAAGACACCTGAGCACAAAGCACATAAGAAAAACTTCCCTGGTGCCAAGCGCACTGGTAAGAAGGTGAAGGGTCAGAAAGAGACTCCTCAGGAAACACAAAACAGAAGGATCAACAAGTCCACTGAGCGTATTGTTAAGAAGGGTTATACTTCTAAGGAGAAGAAGGAAGTAAAAGCAATGGCGAAGCACGCATCGCGTTTCGACTGAGCATATATAGATTAGACCCCGTTTGGTATCTAATCATGTTATCTTTTCTACTCCCTATTGCACAGAAGATCATCACTGATGCCGTTGCTAAGATCCCCGATGACGAGGAACTTGGTGAGAAACTAATTGAAGTATGTCTAATCATTCTTAAGAAAGCAGTCAAGCTGACCAAGACTGATATGGACGACAAACTCCTCCACAAAGTAGAGGAAGCAATTAAAACCAGATGATCAAAGGGGCATAAGCCCCTTTTTTTATAAATAAATATACGGAATACAACGTCGGAGAAACAATGTCTTTATACGGAAGAGTTGACTCCACTG